CCAGAGCAGACCGGTCTTCTTGACCTGGATGGGGAACTCGCCGAGGGCCGGGCCCTGGGCAGTCGGGTACGGCGCCCGCTCGGGCACGTCCTTGAAGACCTGCGCACCGAGGTACAGGTCGGACATGTACTTCGGCTTGAAGCTCTTCGTGGTGGTCGGCGTGAGGAACTTCCCCCACTGCTTGGGGGCCTCCTGGTAGTTCTGCTGCATCTGGCGGTCGATCAGCATGCCGGAGGCGAAGCTCGCGACGTCGCTGGTGGTGAGCGCCTCGCACAGACGGACCCGCGCGAGCGCGGAGCCCTCGCGGACGTGCTGCATCAGCGCGGCGACCGCCTCGGCGGCCTCCAGGATGTGGGGGTCGCGCCGGAGGCGGGCACGGTAGGCCGCGGGGGTGCGGCCGGTGGCCACCTCCTCCTCGACCTGCTGGACGATCTCGGGGAGCGTCATGCTCATGATCTGGTCTCCTCTCAGACCGTCGGGGTGATGGCGACGTTGACGTTGCCGGCACCGGAGGACTTGGTCGCTCCGGACGCCACGCCACGCTGGATGACGGGCACGGTGTGCCCGAACAGGGTGTTGCCCGAGGCGGTCGTGGTCAGGGCTCCGGCGGCGGTGATGTAGATCGCCGTCCCGGCGGCCGCGACCGCGTCCGTGCAGGGCAGCGAGTAGGTGCCGTCGATCGCGACGGAGGCGTACCCGTCGGGGTTGCCGACGCCGCCGGTGCGGACACCGTTGGTGGTGGCGGCCCGGTCGGTCTCGGCGACGCCGACGATCGAGCCGACGATGACGGGGTCACCCGACTTCACGCCGGATGCGACGGGCAGGGACATGGCCGGCTTGTGGCCGGCGTACACGAGGTTCTTGGACATGGATCAGGCTCCCTTCTTGATGCCGAGGCGACTGTCGAGGGCTGCGAGGCGCGCGTCGACGTCCTCGGTGACCGCGCCGCCGGTCTGGAAGGCACCGAAGCCGCGGGGGGTGCCCGCGCCGGCGGAGCGCTTCTTCTCGGCGACGTTGGTGTCGACGGCGGTGGTGAACGCGGCCTCGTCGAGGTCGCCGGACTCGGTCAGCGGCAGCTCGGCGAGCAGGCCGCGGGCCTCGAGCGCGGTGAACGCGATGCCGCTCTCGTTGGCGCGCTCGTTGATGAGCACGGTGGCACGGTCGCGACGGTCGCGCTCGGCGAGCGCCGCCTCGGCCGCCTCGGCACGCTGGACCGCGGTGGCACGCTCGTTCTCGAGCGTGGTCACCCGGCCGGCAGCCTCGACGAGCCGAGTGTGCTCGGACTCCTCGATCTGGATCTGGGGCATGGTGTCCTCCCTGGACTCCGTGGTGGTGGTGCCGTCCGGCCGGGTGGCCGGGACGTAGGTGGTGACGACCCGCACCTCGGTGCGGTCGCCAGTGAGCGCGACGGTGCCGTCGGCGCTCTGGGTGTACGGCTGGGCGTAGAGGTCCTGGCCGTCGGGGCCCTCGATCTCGAACCAGACCGTGGTGTCGTCGAAGTCGCGGACCCACACCCAGGTCTTGTCGCCGGCGTACGCGTCGCCGAGCTCGGAGTTCAGCGCCTCGCGGGTGTCGTTGACGGTCGCTTCGGTGAGGCCGCGGGTGATGGCGCGATGGTTCGCGCGGGCGGACTCCAGGACGGAGAGGACCTTCCCCCCGCGGCCGGCGTGGGTGACCCAGTCGACGGACGAGACGTGCGCGAGGCCCTCGATGATCCGGCCTGAGCGCCCCTCGGCCTCCCCGACGGTGATGTCGGTGGCGTCGCCGCGGATGGAGACCCCGATGTCGGACCCGATGTCGTCGATGAGCTCGCGGTACGGCGCGGCGACGCGCACCTCGGCGACCAGCGCGCCCTGGTCGGCGCCCGCGGTGACGTCGGCCGGGGTGGCGATCCGGGCGTCGGTGGTCGTGACCGAGATCAGGTCCATGATGGAACGGCCCGGGCGCGCCGAAGCCTCCTCCTCAGTCGGGTGGTCGGCGTACATGTGCGTGCCGGCCGGGATCACGATGTCGGCGGCGGCCTGCTCGAGCACGGCGGCCGAGTAGTAGCCCGAGGACCCCCAGCCGGGAGAGATGAGCTGCATGAGCCTGCTGCCGGTGCTGCCAGCGGTCGCGCTCTGGGCCTCAAGGAGGCGGGCGCGCTCCTGCAGGGGCTTGGGCATGGCGAAGCCTCCCTAGGTGGGGTCGGGGCGGAGTAGCGTGCTGCGGGTGACCGCGGCCGGACATGACGACGCCCAGACGGCGTGTGAGCACGTCTGGGCGTTGAAGGGGGTCCACCTCTCGCTACGGAGAGGCGCGGAGTTCGAGGACGAGTGCGTGACCTGCGGGACGGTCCGCTACCGGACCGGGGCGGGCTACGAGCAGCAGCCGGTCGAGTAGGTCAGGCGCGGGCGAGCGAGGCCGCGTTGTACGCGCGCGCGCCGGCGAGCAGCACCGGGTCAACCTGGATGTCGTCGGCGTCGATCGCGGCGATGAGGGCCGTCAGCGCGACGTCCCAGTCCCCGTCGTTCAGGCAGTCGACCACGTCGAGGCGCTGGTCGGCGTCGAGCGCGGGCATGGCCTGGCCGAACAGCAGGAACGCGGTGTCCTGCGGAGTCGGTGTCGTCGTGCTGGCCATGGTCACCACGATACCTCTCGGCTCCGACCGTACGGAATCTGCTTGATCACGCTCGTGCCATCCGTCTTCACCTGGATCTGCTCGACCCCAGACCCGTCGATCGGGTGCGCTGTGCGGACCCGCCCGTCCGGGCTGATGCGGACCTTGATCCGTACGCCGTCGACCTCGCCATAGGCGTTGAAGAAGGCATGGTTGCTGTTCCACCGGGCGACGATCGGGTCGGCGATGACGGCGTTGACAGCCTCGAGGATCTTCTCGTCGGACCAGCCCTGCGGGAACCAGGTCTTGCGTGCAGGCTCGCTGGGGATCGTTCCGTGGCGGTGGCCGCCGCCGTCGTGGTCGCCGTCGAGGATGTGGGTGGTGTTCGCATCGGTCAGAGCCACGTTGAGGCCGGCCAGGTGCGCCTTCGCGTCGAACGGGTCGTCCGGGCCACCCGTGCCTGGCCCGGTTGGCGGCTTGGGTGGTGTCGTGCCGCCCCCGTCGGTCGGGGAGGCCGACCCGGTGCGCCCTGCGTCAGGGTCGCCGGGTGAGGCGGGCACCTGAGAGTCGCGCCAGCCGGCTGCGGACCGGGTCTTCGTCCACTGGTCGATGGGGAACTCGCCGCGCTTCCACGCGGCGTACCCCGCCTTGCCGAGGATCGCCTCCTGGTCTGCGGGAGACAGGCTCTCGAAGTGCTGCTCTGCGTCCGGCAGCCAACTCGTGTCGACGCTGCCGTCGGCCTCGCGTACGACTGGCACCCGCGCGCACCGTCCTTGCGGGTGGTCGTCGGGGCCCGGCACGTCGAGGTCGAAGACCCGGCCGTTCATCGCCAGGCAGGACCGGCAGGTGCGGGTCGAGAGGTGCGCGGACCACACCCACCCGGCGAGGACGTCGGTGTACTGCTGCTCGGTCTCCTGCGCGCCGGCCCGGTAGGCGTCCAGCGTCTCGGTGCGGGCGATGTTCAGTGCCCGCGAGCGGCCGAAGTTGTGCAGGTCCTCGGACCGGGCCACCATCCGCCGCGCGGTCTCGCGCGGGTTGTCGCCGGCCGCGGTGCCCTTCGTGAGCTCGCGGAGGATCGTCGTGTACGTCTCGTCGGCCAGCGGCTGCAGCTGGCTGGTGACCTGCTCGGTCGTGCGCTGCACGATCGCGCGCATCGCCGGCGACGGGACCCGCCGCACCGGCAGCGCCTGGCGCTCGTCGCGGAGCAGCTTCTGCGCGACGATCAGTTCCCGCGTCCCGACCTCGGCGCGCTGGACGACCTCGTGGAGGTCGTTCGTGATCACGATCCCGGCGTGCTGGGTGATCTCGTCGAGATGGTCTGCGATCGCGCCGAGCACGCTCGCGAGGCGCTGGTACCGCACGACCGCGGTGGCGTTGACCCGGCCGACGTCGGCGAGGATCACGGCCAGCGTGTCGAGGAGCTCGGCGGACACCGACCCCCACGCCTGCGCCCAGGCATGCGTGATCTGTGCGTCCTGCTGGTCGCTGATCTGCTGCAGAGCGGCCGCGAGGAGCAGCTCGACGGCGTACGGATCCGGGTCGGGTGCGGAGGTCGTGGTGGTCACGGTCAGGACTTCGACATCTCGACGGAGTCACGTCTCCCGCACTCGTCGCACCACGCCCGCGACTGGAAGTGCATGCGCCCGCCCAGCCGTACGACGACCTGCTGCACCCACCCTGACGGCAGAGCGCACGCCCGGCACCAGAACCCGCCCTCGGACTCCAGGACTTCCACGACGACCTGGACGGTGACGTGCCTGGCCACGACCAGCACCCCGCTACGCGGCGGCGGGCATGTCGCCCGGGGCCGGCGGCTGCGGAGGCGGCGGAGGCTTCTGGTTCCGCTGGTTCGCGACCGCGGCCGCAGCGGCCTCGATGCCCGGGTCGATGAAGTTGCCCTGCTCGTCGGTCACCGACTCGATGACCTCGTCGATGTCCTCGACACCGAGCGCGACTAGCAGCATCCGCAGCGTCTCCAGCGGCGGCATTTTCCCGGTCCCGTCCGCGGCGACGATCGCGTTGACGAGCGTGATGGGGTCGAGCTCGTTGAGGTCGGGGAACTCGACCAGCACGGTGGCGTCGACGTCGCCGGCCAACTGCGTGACGGGGCGGCCGCTGTACGGGTCGGTGGTCACGGTGCCCTTCAGCGGACCCTGCGGGGCCTCGACTGCGGCGGTGACGACGTACTGGCAGATCGTGGCGGTCACGTCGGCCCACATCTGCTGCCGCATCCCCATCTCGAGGATGGTCGGCTTGTCGAGGGTCTCCGCGACCGCGCGGGCGCCGGTGACACCGGGATCGGCGAGCAGCTCGACGACGGTGAGGCCGAGCGCGGCGGCGACCATCGCCGCGAGCGGGCGACCGGAGTCGGCATCGATCGTGGCGCCGGCCTTCGGGATGGCCTCGAGCATGACCCCGGGCCCGCCGACGGATGCCTGCCCGGCCTGGGAGTTCCCCGACAGCGGGTCGATCGAGTACGTCGGTCCCGCGGCCCGGATCTTGTCGGCGGCCTTCTGCGCCTTCGACGCCCGGTCGCCGGTGAGGCGCCACGCGAACTTGCTCAGCGACTTCACCAGCCGGGCCCAGTCGGTGAGGAACCCCTCGTACGCCCGCGCCCACGGCAGCGCGGCGTACACGTCCGGGACGCCCCACTTCCAGCCGTCGGGCCGGTTCACGGCGACGTGCAGGATCGGGGTGTCCCACTCGACGGGGATCCCGTTGATCGACGGCACCCGATCCCGGGGCGCCGGCCGGTAGCCGAGCGCGGGATGGAACACGCGGCGGGTCTGCGTACGCCGCCGCAGCGTGCCGGGCAGCGTGCCGTTCTCCACGACAGTCTCGGACCACTCGCGGAGGAAGAACTGGTCCTGCTCACGGTCGTTCGGGTCGGTGTACTTGTCCTGGATCTCCGCGAACGGCACCGACCGGACCCACACGCGGCCGGTCTTCGGGTCGGTGAAGAACGCGACGAACCAGTTGCCGTCGGTCGCGAGGACCCGCTCGCACCGTTCCCGGGCGGCCGCGGACGCGAGCACGCGCTTGTTGCCCGGGTCGTCGAGGAAGTCCTGGACCACGGCGTTGACGTCCTGGTCGGCGTCGGCGCCGGCGCGACCCTGGATGGTGATGCCTTGGCCCCAGATGTAGCCGGTGCGGATCTGTACGCCGCGCTTCACGAGGGGTGAGGCGATGGCCATGAGCTGGCAGTTACGGGAGATCGCGGACAGGCCAGTGCGGGTGAACTCCTGCTCGAGGACCATGCCGGCGACGCGCCAGTCGCGGTCCTCGGCGGCGAGCTCGAGCCGGTCGAGGTTCTCTTCGACCATGAGGGCGTTGAGGGAGCGTTCGGCGGTGAGCTCTTCGCGGAGCTGGTCGTAGGACGGGGCGGTCTCGGTCACAGGGCACCGCCTCTCGGCTCGTTGTGTCGGGTGAAGTCGCTAGCGTCCGTGCTGGCACTGGATCGTCCGGTGCAGGAAGGGGGACCGCTATGCCGGTTCAGGTCATCACCGCCGTCGCATCCAACGGCCACATCAGCAGCGTCACGGACCATGAGGACGGCGACGTGGCGTACATCAAGGACGGGCACTTGTTCGTCGAGCAGGACGGGGTCCGACGCGTCGCGATCTACGCGCCGGGCAAGTGGGCTGCCGTCGTGGTCAGCGAGTCGAAGGGCAGCTAGTACGGCGCAATCGTGAAGTCGTCGTCGTAGGTGTCGTCGAGCAGGTCGTCCTCGGTCACGATCAGCCCGCCGTGGATCAACGGCTGCAGGATCAGCCGGTTCAAGGCCTGGGACAGGGCGTCGACGTCGTCGTCGTGGGCGGCGGTCGGGAACCCGGCCGCCTCCTCGATGACCTCGTCCGACCACGGCGCCAGCTCGCTGCTCGGGACCCACACGTTCCCGGCCTCGACCAGCGGCGACACCGCGGCCGCGCGGGCTTCCTTCCCGCCGTCCGGCTCGACCGGCACGATGCCGGGCACCGAGCGGGCCAGCATGCTGATCACGGCCGGCCCGTTCGCCTTGTCCTCGACGAGCTTCAGCACCGCCTGCGGCCACCGGGCCGCCAGCCTGCGGACCGCGGCGACCGTGTCGACGAAGTCCATGCGGCCGTGGACCCGGTCCAGGAGGTAGGCGTTCGCACCGCGCCGCATCCAGACCTGGCCGGCCACGTAGTCGGTGCCCTCGGTCTTCTTGAACGTCAGGTCCCACGAGATCAGCAGCTCGTCGTAGTCCCCGGGGACGATCCGGGCGCCGTCCTCGCGCTCCACCCACAGCGGCTGCTC